TTTCTGCCAAGCCGTGCCGGTATCTCTGTATATAATCTGCGTATCTGTTGCCACATACAGCCTGCCGGCGGTGCCAGGAGCGGGTTTTCCCGCATCCAAGCCAGCTTGGATGGAGGGGACGCCGCCGTCGTTGATTATACGCCGAGCGACTTCTTCGTCTAGTTTGTCGGCGTTGTAGTTGAAGTCGTCGACGTTATAAAAATCCTCTTGAGCTGGCTTTTTCAATCCTAAATTAGGTGTAGTATTCATACAATCGCCTCCTCTCTAATGTCAATATGTCTATAAGCTGAAAGCGCACCATGTGTCAATTGTCCAACGGTCATGTGCTGGTTATATCTCAACTCAACAATCAGATGCAGGTTGGCCGGCAGAACCTCACGCAACATTTCCTTCGCCGCGTCGAATTGACGTTTTACTGTCAACTCAATCAACACACGCAGCGTGTATGGTTCTTTGTGCAGTTCGATGACGTAGTGACCTTCGCCGAGAAGCTTGTCGAGACGTTCTTGAAGCATGCGCATGGTATACGGCAAACGGTTGAGCCAACGACCGGCAACGCGGAAGCGCCTTGTTTCGAGAGTATCATCGCCATACGGAACAATGCCGAGGATAGCCTCGCGTCGTGCAATGCCGCGCTCGGTCGCCGTCTCGATAAATTGATCATTCAGAACATCGTCGATCGCCTGCCTCAGTACAGCAAGCTCGTCATCTTTAATGTCGGCAAGAAGTTCGAATTCTCGCACACGTGCCAAAAACTCAGGCCAGTAATCGCGAATACTAGGCATTTATCGTCACCGTCCCGAGCACAGGAACCTCATCATCAGCAAGCGTAATATTTGCTTCGGCGCCATTAATCTTTGTGCCAGTGACGTCCAATACACCAGGCACGTCTAAGATGCGTGCATCAATTAGCGCAACACGCACGATGATTTGGTTTGTGTCTTGCCACGATTTGCGCAGTTCGTCAAGGTATCCCTCAATCTTAGCCTGTACCTCGGGATGCACACTTTCTGGGGTATAACCGGTATCAAGAAGGAGAGTCGTTTCGACGTTGATTGTGACAGGTTTGGCGCTTTCGACGGTGACAATGTGCCCGATCGGCGCAATGCCGTATCCCTCGCCTTGTGGCGAAGGATCGATGAACTCCTGAACTCTATCGACGAGACTAGTGTCAGCAGGAAGATGGCCAGCACCAAGAATGACCAACCGCACCGTACCTGGACCATTCCATACCGGATAGACCTTAACCGCAGTCACTCCTTCAATTGCGAGCGTTTTCTGCCGATAGTCAGCAATGTTTCCACCGAATGCTTGGCCGCGCAAGCTGTCAAAGTACCGCTTGCGTAAGCTCTCATCGTCTTCTTCCTCCGCACCGTGCTCGATGATGTCGGCTAGAATAGCTTTTGAAAGGCCAGCAATGTGATCGATCGGCAGCATGTCGCCACTGGGTATGTTCCCCGCTGTGCCCGGCGTCTCGCATTCGAGCACATAGTCTCCATCGGCAAGCTTTTCAACCGCGACGAAAATCACATCATCAATTCGAAATCGTGAGCCGATCGGCACATCTATCGGCGAGTTATTCCCGTCATAAAACAAACCGCGTCTCCGTGCTTTTGTCGCTGCTTTTCGTGTAACGCCGATTTCTGCAGCTCTTCGCGTAAGATACTCGCCGCTTGACGTGTCCGCGAATGTGAGGCGCAGGATTATATCTAACTCGATATACATTTGTGCAAGTTCGGCGGCCGCCGGCGCCAGCGCATCGTAGATGATGCTGCCTTCGCGTTTGTCTACATCGTTTGGCACGCGATCAAGCAACCGTTTCAAAATCGCTTCGAAAGTTTGATCCTCAAACGCCACCTGCTCTCACCTCCTCACGGAAATTGCCGTAGATTGATATGACCGTAAAACTCGCATAAGCTGTTTCTTCTTCAAACCTAATATCAAAATCAACCACATCAATAACGCGATCATCTTGCATAAGCGCTTCACGGACACGGCGCTTAATTTCCGATCGTACATATGCGCGCGGCTTACCGATAAGCCCCTCGAGCTCTGCACCATAATCCGGTGAATAAATGAGATAGTTAAATCGCTCCGTAAGCAAAATCTTGTGTGCCGCCTGTTTTACGGCTTCCAGTCCATCTATATAGCCAACAATACGGCCTTTATCAAAATCGATTTTGTAAGTTCTACTTGTCATCGTATTCTGATCGCTTATTTCAGTATCAGTATTGATTGAAGCACCAATTGGAAGTAGCATTCAAATCACACCCTATGCAAAGTGAGAGATTATCGGATCCAAAGTGTCCACAATTTTATCGAGCACAACATATTTTTGCCCACCCTGGACACGCAAAAGTAATACTTTATCTCCAACCTTCAATCCGTATCTTACGATGACACGTTTTTGAATAGCTTCGTCGGTATTGCCGACGTCAGAATTTACGCCTGATTCAATTTCTGCATCAATACTGGCGTATGTGCTGTTTATCGCCGCATCTATTTCACTTTTGTATGCATTGGCACTTGTTTCTCCGTTGGGTTCGAAGGCATTGATTTCACTGGTCGCATTGCTTCGATATCCTTCTACATCGCCGAGCTTATCTTTGAACGTATCAAGAAATGTGTTTACGAGCATAGACAAAAGATTTTTGATTTTTGTTTTCAGATTCGTTCGGTAGTCAGCGCGTTCTGCTGCGTCTTTCGTAATGTGGGTAGAATGGTAACTTTTTAAAAGCGCATTGATACTTTTGAGTGTCTGCTTCAGCGATGATACATAAGCAGCTACCTGACTTTGCCCGTGAACATGAGTGATGTCCACCTCGTACTGCCGCACACGTTCGGTGAAGACGAGAAATTCTTCTGTAAGCGTAAACCGCTGCTCAACATTGATTTCAAGAGGTGACACTTTTGTAACAACACCAAACATAATAGCTACAGGATTGTTGGCTTCCATTGCGTCAATACTAGCTTGTTTTATTACATCAATCAAACCCATGTCCTACACCACCTTTAGGTCTAATGACATTGTATGCTCGCCATTTGAAAAGTGATGAGTACATTCATCTATAAGAAATGGCTGTTTAATGTTCTGTTCTGAAATAACAACATGAATAAAATGTCCTGCCCTTACCGTAGAATCACCGATGACGGCATCAATTTTGAGTGATTTCGTTTCTCTGTTCTTGAGCTTTATAAGCTGATTGAGCAGTTCCTTGATTTGCGCCTCATTTTTGTTTTCATCAACGCTCTGATACAGCTGCAATCTGCCCCATTTTGCAATATTCGCACTGTCTTGTGCTACGTATACCTCCCGCTTTCCGGTATCTTTATTGTCGCGGTAGAGCTTCACAACGTTGTATGTATCACTGTCAATCGTGCTTTTATACTCATAGTCGTGCGCGCGACTTTCGTCTCCGATTATGAAGTCATGAACAAGTTTCGTAGTATCCCGCAATGCAAGAGCGCCAAAATCATCATAGAGGACATATATTTTACCTGTATTCCACGCCGTGAGTACCAGGGCTTTGTCGATGATGTCAAGTAACGTTTGTCCGTCCTCTACCATCGTTGCAATTTTGTATTTGGTATCTTCAAGAGTGCCTGTTTTGAGTCCAAAATCTTGCGCTATACGACGTACAACGTCCGTTGCGGTAACGTTGCTAAATACATAAGTATCCTTTGAAAGCAGATAGCGTATCTGGTCGTATGCCGTAATCTGCACTTCTTCATCGCGTTTGTGCTCGGTAGTAAATACATACCCATAGAAAATATTTGTGTTTTTCCACCTAAAACGGACAATATCGCCATTGTTCACTGTGAACTCGCTGGACTGGAAAGGCGAACCCTTGGCAAGTGAAAATTCCAGACTTCCGGGGCGCCCAATTCGGCTCGTTTTCCATGTGATATCTTGCGCAATCTCTGATATATCCCACACATTCCCATTCTTGTTATCTATAAGTAGCTCAACATCGTTCATACTATCACCCCGGAAGTCTCAATACTTTTCCTACTGGCAACCTTCTGACTTCAGCGTCGCTGATGTTGTTGAGTTTTACAATCTCTCTCCACCTTGTACCGCTGCCTAAATAACGCTTTGCAATTGACCATAAAGTGTCACCCTTCTTCATGGTGTATGTTTTAGGCTGAACTCTGTCATCCAATCTCGGTTTTTTTGTTGTTGTAACTGTTTTGTTTGTTGCCTGCTGCTGTACAACAACTTTTTTAGCTGCGTAAAATACGTACTTCTTAAGGCGTATTGTATACTCAATATCTCCTTCACCACCAGCTACCTCTTTCCACTGAAACTCCTCAATACTGACCGCTTCATTTATATCGAAAGTATCGCTTGTATAAATAAATCGGATGGGCCTTTTAGTTCCCTTCCATTTGTTTATATAATCTACATACTGCTTCGGCTCTAAGACTAAGTCAGTTGCAAGAAACGGATATGCCTGCGCTGGAAAGAAGCTGCTCCATTCATATTCGGTGAGCTTTGGAGATTTGATTACGTTGATTTCTCCAAGTTTTAAAATATCGTATGTCTTTCCATCTGTAGCGTCCTTAACTTCAATTGATTCAGGATTGACCGGAATTTGAAAGCCTTCCTGCTGGTTATTGAAGCTTAACCATATTCCATAGTTCATACACTCCACGCTCCCCGTGCTGAAGATGCGATTTCATTTTCTAGAACTATTTTAATTCTCTCAATGATTGTGTCGATGTCTGAAGGTTTGCTAACTGGCCCTGTCGTGACTTGAACAGTCGGCGTAAGCGTGACGAAGTTTTGTATTGCCTTCATTTCTGCAAGCTCACGCATTATTTTGAGATCCTCGCTGCTAATGTCCACTGTATCCTCGATTTTTCCAACCTTGTCAACTTTACCAACTTTACCGATGTCAGGTACTCCGCTCACTTTAGGAACGTTCAGCGATGGAAGACTCGGAAGTTTACCTATCCCTGACACAGCACTTGCTAGCCTGTCAAACGAATTAGAAGCCCATCTATATCCCTGTGCGTATGCGGTTGCTAAGTCCATCTGTGCCATTCTGTATCTTGATAGATCGACTACATTTTTGCTTGTTGTCGGCTTTAATCGTTCTACCCATTTGCTGCTCACTTTTTCCATAGTTGAAAAGCTAGTGCCAGCTATACGGTTTACCGCGTTTATTATTGCGTTCAATCCCGATATTATCCCATTGATTAGGTTCGTGAAGAATTCTGATATATTCCTACACAAGTCATAAAACAATTTTTTAATTGCGTAGACTGGATCGATAAATACATTTGCTAAAAATTCAGCATATGCAAGGACATTGTTCCAAGCGAGAGCTACTAAGTTTCGTAAGAAAGCAAAAAGTGTATAGAATATTCCTCCTATGAAACCAACCACCTGCGCTGTTGTTACTCCTAATCTCTGTAGCATAACAATTAATCCACCTACAACTAATGCAACTGCCACAATTGGCCATTGAGCTGTTAACCATTCAGCCACCATTACATATAATTGTTTGATTATTGTAGGTAAATATGAAGCAGCTATTGTTAGCAACATACCTGCCACTGCTGGCCAATACGTGGCGATTAAATTGAAGATATACGAAAGCCCAGTGACTAACTGATCCGTTGCAGCAGCAGCAACAAAAATCACCTGACTTAGATTATTTACAAAATTGACTCCAGCTGGTGAATTTAAAAACTGATTAATTTGTTGTAATACGGGTCCAAATGCTTGAATAGCGGTATTTTTTATAAGGTTGAATACATCACCGAACGTTCTTGGCATGGACTCAAATTTTTTATTGATTTCGTCAGCTGCGGAAAATAGTGCACCCTTGATTATATCTGCTGTTATTTTACCTTCAGCAGACATTTCTCTAAGTGCGCCTTTTGATTTTCCGGTATATTTTGCAATCGCATCAGCTAATAGTGGCGCATTTTCCATAATTGATCTGAACTCATCACCTTGGAGTCGTCCAGCTGCCATAGCTTGTGTTAATTGGTACATAGCTGCCTCTTGCTCCATTGTAGACGCACCACTGATCTTAAATGCTTTTTGCATAAGCTCTGTAAAAGCAATTAACTCATCATTACTTTTAAAGGCATCTCTTGCTAGCAATCCTAACCTTCCTACAGCTGAAGCCATAGCTTCATAGCTTCCACGCGACCGATTAGCAGCAGCAAATATTTTATTCTGTAGTTGGATAGTTGTCTGGAGTCCGTCATTTATCATATTGAGTCGGGATTGTGTATTGACATATTCGTCACTGATACGCATTATTGCCTGTGCACTGCGCACAGATAAATAAGCTGTCACCATAGATTTAAGGCTGGACAGCAATCCATTTATTCTTGTTGTTCCTTCATGTACCTGTCTGTTGAATCCTTGCTGTGCCCTTTTCGATTGCTCTATAGCTTGTTTTATTTGCGCCTCTGCTGTTGCAATTTGTTGCTTTGCCACCGAAAGAGCTTTATCTATTTGTACATTCCGATTCGTAACGTTCTCCATTTGATACATTGTCGAAATCAAGATATTCATACTTTGGGTAACGCGCTTCAAAGGACCTGTCATAACGTCGTACATTTTCAAGGTCGATGTTACCGTGGCCATTCACTCACCTTCTTTCTGGCAATAAAAAACATCCTTGAGTAAACAAGGATGTCTATAAAATAAATTTTATAGTTGAGCCGCTTTTTGTTGGGGCGTTTTCGTTCTTATAAACTTAGCAAGTTTTTGTGCCATTGAAAAACTTCTCATATTAAAAATTAAGAATTTTGTTTCGTTTGAATTAGACGGTATATAACTCAAAACCAAAAAGTTTCCTATCATCTTTTTTTGCCCAACACCGGACATCCCACCTAAAATAGCGCCTAACGGACCAATCAATACATCTCCAACAACCCCGCGTGCTATAACTGATTTGTCTTTTGTTAATAAGCTAGTTTTTGGCATTGCTTCTGCCGCTGTAAGTTGTTCATACATAAGCTCGAAATTTCTTTTATCTACTTCGATGATAATTTTATCTTCAGTGCAAAATAAATGTGCTAATGGTCGCTCTCTTACAATTGGCAATCCATACATATGTGTGCCAATGCCATATTTTATAGCTCCATATTCTTTACCTTTCTTTTTTACTTTTCTTTCCATCAAAAAACCAATCAAGGCCAAAGCTAACAAAATTGTCATAAAAATAATAAAAGGATCCATAAAAATACCTCCATATATAAATTTAAGATAATTATAGCAATACATGAAGATTATTTCAATTTCTTCTTGGCTTTGGCCATTTCTTTCTTTTCATCTTCAATACGAGTATCGATAAACGCAATTAACATAGCCTTTTTTCTAATGTCTAACTCTGCAAAATCCCAAGGCATGATATTAAGTTTATGGAGGGCGTAATACGCGTAGATTGTCTCCGCGTCGCCCTCCCTGATTAGTTTTTTACCTCATCCACCAGTTCAGCTAAATCTACTTCGAATCCGCTCAATAGCTGAATCTGTCTTGAAAGTTCGGATATTTCACCAGCGAGCAAAACTTTATTTAAATACTGCTCTGGCGTAACACAACCGAGTTTTTTTATGCTTTCTGCATCCTTAAAGTTTGGATCAATCGTGTTATTGATTACTACCAGCTCATTAAAATGTTTTGTATCAAAGCTATATATCCGCTTCCCATTTTTGAAACTCACATTTGTTGTAGCTTTGCGTATTTCCTCAAACTCTTCATTTGTCATCGCTTTAATCTTGAATTTAAGCACATTGCCCTCTTTGTCCTTAAAACGTTCCGATATGACAACCTCTGCTGTAAGATTGTCAATAGGATTAGCATTCAAAAATTCCTGTAAACTAGACATAAATCATACCCCTCCATTATCCTAATATTGGTTTTCCAAAGCTGTCTAAAATATCAACATCGTCGAATGTAAAATCAATATCTTCATCCAACACTTCACTGTCAACGTCAAGTTTTGCCACTATCGTACTGTCAAGGTTTACGCCTTTTAACACTACCGTTTGACGGCCAATAGAGCTGGTTGGGTCTTCGTTAACTATTGTTACGTCGAAATAAACGTCTTTTCCGGTCTTGATATAATTGAGCATTAACTGACGGAATAGTGTAGTAACATAATAGATTGTCATTGAACCCGAGCCGGTCCATCCGCTTGCCTTATGTTGGGTTCCGCCACGACCAAGAGTCTTCACTTCGGTTTTTTGCTTTTCAATCTTTGCTTCCAGTGTCTTAATATAAAACATTTCCTCAACCTGACCATTAATTGTAGCATATGCACGACCTTCTTGGCCGGAAATTGTATCTCCAGCTTTTAGAAATGCCATCAATTATCACCTCTTACCTTATCTTAATTGTGAAGTAGAGTTTCTCCACACTATCAACAGGTTGAACATATAACTCCACAACTACGCTATCTGACTCGCTACCCTGCTGTACTGTTATATCTGTCTGTGAGTCAAAATTCTGTATTGCTGCTATGTTTTGCAAAGTCGTAAGGTAATTGATACACTCGTTCTTGAAGAGGTTTCTGCCATCCTCGTTGTTGTTAACTTTGCCGATATAGTAGTTTTCAAATATTCTCTTGAAGTCAACAGCTATTCCATCAAGGACTCTTATTACTCTATTTTTTCTGAATTGCTTTCCTTTTGTTGGCGTGAAAGATGTTAGTGTGTTTATATCCTGCTCTACTATCGCTTTACCATCAGATGGCGTAAATATAAACTCTCCATTGTTAAGCGCTTCTATAATCTGCGTATTTGTATAGCGTATATCTACATCTACAGCATCATCATAAGCCATATATGTGAGTGATTCATTCATTTCTGCACCTGCAGTCGCACCTGCTACCCATGCTACGGCTTTTGTAGCGTCAATTACAGTGCCATCGGACAGTATAACGCCATTCTTAACGCTTATTACACCTTCGTAGTCAGCATCCGGATAGTTTGGCATGACTACTTGTATTTTCTTGCCTTCATCCTCTCTCATGCGTTTGACGAATGACACATATAGAGATTTCAATGTTGGATCATCAGATGTAAGAGCCATTGTATTAAAATCTTGTACTTCAATCGCTGCCAAGTAATCCATATGATCTTGATTTGTCACTTCTCCGTCAGCCCCACCTGTGAGGCTTACGCCGGCCGTGACGCTCAATGCACCTGTTCCTGAGAAGTCTACCCATTTATTGTCCTGCAATTCCTCAATTGTAGCTACAGTCTGTACATCCATCTCCTTACCATCAAGCAGCGTTTTGACATCAAATTTTGCAGGATCATCAACATTCGTCTGAATGACTATTGAAAGGTCATTTCCTCTTACACCGCCGTATTTAGCTATAACGGTCAAATTATCGATTGTAGCAGTAGCTTTTATGCCTGTATTCAAGCGATAAAGAAGCAATGTTTTTGCTCTTTTGAGCGCTTCACGTATAAGTAAAAGCTGAGATGACGCTAGATCATAACCTAATTTGTCAAATGGGTCCTCTCCTGCCTCAATAGTGATTATCTTTTTAGCTTCACCCCACGACAACGGTAAAGCCATTGTCACTATTCCTCTATCGCCTACTGTGCCCAGCGGTTTCGGTACACTCTCAAAGTTAATGTAGACACCAGGACGTACTTTGTTTTGAGTTGTCCAAGTTCCAGCGGCCACATTACTTCACCTTCCTTGATTTAAAATCTTCCAGAATTTTTTGGACTTCTTCAAATGTATATTCCACGTTGTCTGTCAAAAGTGCTTGTATTGCGTCTTTCTCAATGTTTGAGAATTTATTGGAGCGCAAAAACTGTTCTTTGGTAAAGGTAATTATTTTCTCTTTTTTGCTCATTTTACATATCCCTCCTCATCAAGGGTTTGCATTTTTATTTCTTCCGGCGCTTCACGCCATACATGGAAGTCATAATTAACGAAAAAGTGTAAAACACCATCTACAATCTCATGCCTCATATTTGTACCACGACATAACTGTCCAGTAACGGTAATATACTCCATCACGTTATATAGCTGCTCTGCAATATCGTGCATTTCCTCATTTGCATACTCTGTTACAGGGAAATAATGAATATCTAATGAATGTGCACGTAAATAACGCCTGCCCTGCTCACGTATATGGCTAACAGGAAATACCTTCACAAAAAAACACGGCGCTTGAAATCCTTCTTTGATCTCTTCACCGTAAATTTTAATACTCGGGAAATTCTGTTTTAATGCTGCTATAACGCCTCTCCTTACATCATTCACTGTTATGCTCATTTGCCGTCACCGCCTTTTCTGGCCGGTCTCCCATTCATAATGTTGTCCAATAGCTCAATCACACGTTTTTCCAAGTATTTGGGTAGTTCACGTTCAATCTCCTTCATTGAGATAGTCATCATAAACCGGCCTTCAACCCATCCATCTTTAGGCCCGACATACATTCCTGTATCCGCGCTTGGGTCATACACAAAATGTTTTCCCTGCCAGTAGCCAGGAACGAAGTGGGACCTAAAACCATATTCAACAAACGATGCATAGTCGGTATTGTTGTATATTTCAACAACATATGAATTCCCACGCCGCTCAACATTCCCAACACGCCAATTCCTGCGCAAATTGCCTGTATTAACTGGAGTGCGCTTCTTGATTTTTCTTTCAGCTCTGAAGGCCATTTCCAGCAGGAAGTCACATATAAACCGTTCTATAACACGTTCATCCAGCGCTTTTTGAAATCTGTCAGCCAGTTCCTTGAATTCGCTGAAGTCAAATTCTCCCCATTTGGCCATTGCTGTTACCTCTTTTTCTTTTTTCTTACATGCTTAACTCTGTGGGATTTACCGCGTATTTTTATTGACACGTTTCCTTTTGATTTAAAAAGGCCGTGGATATGGCCATATGCAAGCCATTTTCTGTACGCCTCTTTGCTTTTAAAATTCATAACCTTTCTGGCCATGTTCGGCGTTACGCCTCCTCCCTTCGCTGGATGCTGACCTCCTGATGAGTGGGATACAAGAACGGTTCGCCAGCGGTGTATTTTCTGGTTATCCCCTGCCGTGTTACTTCGATTATGTCGCCTTGCCTAACTTCAATGTCAGGCGGCAGGAACAGTTTTGTCTCGTATGCAATTTCATTTACGGTCTCTGTTTGGCTATTCACACTGAGGGCACGTTGCGATATACGGCATGGGATATCCCGTTCAACTTCTTTTTCAATCAATCGTGTCTCGCCCCATTCTGTTTTTTCTTCAACATAGCGTTTTATGGTTGCACGGTCTTCATATAGTTGCTCGATAGCACGCCTGTGTATGCGATAGAGCGTCATATGAATTGCAACCTCCTGAACCGGTTAAGCTGCGCTCTGTGTTCTGGGCTTATCCCCTCTTTGTTTTCGCTAAACGTCACCGATGTGTCACCAATTTTGATATTTGTCGCCCCGGTTTGCCTTCTGTATTTATCGGCTGTCATCTCAACCAGTACATCTTCAAGTTCTGGTGGCAAAATCCGAATATGGCAGTAATTAAGAATTGTTCGCTCCGTTGATTGTAGCAGGTAATTCAAAATGTCATCCTGCTCCGTGCCCTCAATGCCCAGAATCAGCTTCAGCTTTTCTAGTCTTTCCATGCTTCTTTTGCCCACCTTTCACCGTGCGCATGGTTTCTTCCTGCTTTTCAGCTTCTTTCTGCTGTTGCAATAAATTTTGGACCGCCGCAAGCTCGCGCCTGCGGCGGTTAAATGCGGTTACACTCATTGACACTCACCTCATGCTATTTTGTGGACAAACTTCACGATACGGATAGCCTTTGGTTCATAAACACGTTCCCAGTTCTTGCCAAGCGCAAGCTCAGCGTTGCTCGGCGATACACCAGATACTTGAGCAGATGTGAAGCGCACTCCGCGAGGATGCAATATAAAAGTGCGCCTATTAATGAGATAATCCTCGCCAGCAAGGGAATCACGGTCGGTTTCAGTCGGCACAAATCCAACCGGGTTGCCCTCGCCGTATGCAATAGCACCGGGGCCAAAGAGATAGGTCGTATACGTGCCAGTCGTCGCGTCATATGGGCATCCATCATCAACGATGACTCTTTTACCTAAGAATGTTGGGACGTCTATAGAACCTGTAGAGGGTCTCACGTATTCGATTAGGTCCTGCTTGGCTAGTGCCGCTTCAGTCGCACTGTGCATGATAATAGCCGTCAATTGAGTCTTTGCATCCCCCAGTTTTTGCGCTGCATCGACCGTTGTTTTGGCACTAATGACAGCTGCATCTCCTGTTTGACCAGAAATATCATGTACCAAATCCGACATGCTAGGCGAAGCGAACACACCTTGTAGAGTCGCAATCAACGCAGCCTGATACCTGCGTGCCCAGTAAGCAGCTACCAAATCGGCGATTGCCCGCATCGGGTCATCACCAGCAAGGTTAGCCGCCAGGTCGTTAGCACCCCATGCGCGGCCACGGCGCAGGATAACTGCTTCGTCTTTGTTGGTCTGAATTTTTCCAGGCGTGAGAGCATTATTGTCGTCCAGCACTTCATCCTCGCCGCTTAAATCGCCCCAAAACGGCATCTGTACGGTACGCGCTCCGACACTGGCTAAACGGTCAAATTCTGCGGTCCTCTGTGCAATACCGGATTCAAAAATTGCCGAAAGCTCCATCGTTCGCTGCACAACATATGGGTTGAATACTTCAGGAACAATTATATCCGCTATCTTGACAGACATAGATTATCACCCTCCCATTTTTGCTTGTGCTTGAAGTTGTTTTGCAAGCTCGGGGTTTTCCTTAAGTATCCGGGCTTGCTCGGTTAAATTAAAATGCTCCTTACTCCAAGGATTTTTTATGACAGCTGGCGGGTTGTCCCGTCCTTCTGCTGGCACAACCCCCTTAAACTTCGGCTGCGTTTCGGGCTCTTTCTGGATAAACAAAAAAGCCTTGTTTTCACGCAAGTCTTTAAGCTGTTCCTCGAGCCCTGCCTTTATGTTGCCGTTGTCGTCAAGCTCAATCTTGCTTTTATCGATTAGATTAACAATTAAGTCTGGATCATGTGCATCTCCGACCACTGCTAGTTTGATAGCGGTGGTCGCTGCCATGTCCCGGATTTTTGCCTGATACTCCTGTTCTTTAGCTTTATTCTCCTGCTGCAACTGCTCAATTCGTTTCTTGAGTTCTTCGTTGTCGCCCGCTGTTTTCTTCAGTTCTGCCAACTGCTTATCTCTTTCTGCCAACTGTGCTTCAAGCTGTTTCTTTGCCTCATTCACTTCATCGAAGCGATGTTTAGGAATAAAATTTTTGAATTTTTCTTCCGCGGCAGCGACAACGGCCTCAATCACCTCATCAGCAATACCTTTTGATTTTAAAAGCTCCTTGAGCCAATCCATAAATATCAACCTCCGTTCATTCGTCTTCGCTTTTTAACCCGGTCGCGTCCGGTGACGTCTCCTAGTTTACGGCCAGGATACCAAAATGCCGAGAATTAGTATTATTACGCTTCTTTTACATAACTAACGATTCTTTCAACAGGATAATCTGGTTCAGCTTTGGAGTATGCTCTTATGCTGGTCATATCTATTTCTCTTGCCCCATCTTCTAAACGCTTAAACGGAGCGAGAAAAATATAGTTATCGTTTTCTGCAATTTTGATATACTCATTTCCTTGTGCATCAACATAATTGATTGCAATAGGTTCAGCCATTTTGCCCCTCCTTTCTCTCTCCTATATGGTTTTGAGAAAGAACAAATTAATCCCCTCCCACATATTTTTCATACCACTCGCGATAAGTCATATTACCAGGCACGTAATAAACCCCCTTCTTCTCATCTTTGGCAATCCTCTTGCCAACATCTTCGTCGTCATTAAAGTAAGGCACAACCGTGGATCGGCAGTTCGGGTGTAGAGGTGGATAATTAACCCCCACCTCTTTTTCACTCAGTTTAAACACCCTGCCATCCATGCTCCTGCAAATCTCACTTGTCCGGTCATCGAGTGTGGCAAGGTATTCGTATTTCTCTACCACTCCGCTTGTCTTGTATGAATCCCATGTCGCTTGGTGCACTATAAAACTGCTTTCCGTTCGTATAATGCGCACTGCATTTGAAAAAGATACTTCCATGCGCTCGGCAAGCACTTTAGAAGTCCTTTCTACGCTGTCACCGCGTATAAATGCTTGTGATAGTTTTGTCTGCAGCTCCATAACTAGCTTGTCGCGGTTGCGCCATATTCGTTCACTATAGTTCTCACCCAGCCATTTCGTATGAAGCACTTTATTCAATGCTTCTTTATCAACCCTTGCAAATGAAACACCTATACCTGTACCTTTTTGTATCTCGTACAGCGTACGGTAATAAGTGTCAGTATAGGTTGTGGACAACAAATTTTTAGTACCTTCTTGCATTCCTCCTGCCAACATCTCAATTTCTTGTCTTATTTGCGTTAGCAGGGCCTCTAAGCGGCTTATTCTTGCCCTGTAATAAATATTGTTTAGCTCACGTGTCCAGCGCCCATCCACATTATCCTTTGCCTTTTCGATGAATTCTTCTAGGGTTATACGGAAGTTTTTTAGCTCACTTTTCGAAAGAAGTTTCCGCGCTTCGGCCATGCTAATCTCATTATTTATAGCGTACCGTTCATAAAAGGCCTCAATGTCGCGTTGGATTGATTGTATGGCTCTTTCATATTCTTTCTTTAGACGTTCTATATATTCTTCTGCTTTTTCATGCTGTTGTTCCTCTATTTCCTCACTGCGTTTGCGCCAATATTCTCGCGGCTGCATTATTTTTCACCCTCTGCCAGTTGATTATAATCTCCTCTCTGGAACCGCGCCATATCTTCTTCTTTTTCTTTACGGATCCGGTCCAACTCTGCCTGCACATTTGTGACCCACGGGTGATTAGCGATAAGGGTTTCTTCAGACAGGATACCGACGCTGGCCCGCACGTTATTGATCACATCGTTCTCGTTGATAATGATATCGCGGTTAAAAATAAACTCCACAATCTCATCAGAAAAGTCCTGCCCAGTTGTGTTGGCAATATGCTGATCAATGAACCATCGCAACTGCTCAAGGCTGGCCTGAAACTCCGTTTCGATTATATTGCAGTCCATATCCAAATCAGCATACAAGAATTTCAGCGCCACACCGGACTTATCCCCGCCAAATCTTTCGCTTTGCGTGTCGACGCCGCGTCCGAATTCGTATATGTTCTTGCGAAGCATTTCCATGTGTGTTTTAAATGCCTCTACGTCAAATTTGAAAGATAGTGTGTCTACACCACCGTCATCCGTCACCTTTACAGCTCTAAAAACGGATAAGTTGCGGCGGAACTCTCCAAGGTCGGTGCCATCGTAGTTTTTGATAACGTAAATGCTGTTTGGCAGGTCCTCAAGGTTGTTGGAATTGTCCGACATATGCTTGTCATAATCATCCACCAACGATTTGATGAATTTTACAAGCGGTATTTCTTCTTCGTTATACTTAAAACAAACAAAAGGCACTCTCTCCCAGTTCATACCCACTTCTTGCTCGTTTACTACAACCTTGAAATGACTGTCAAATTCGCCTGCTTCTACGTCTGGCACCAGCACATTGTTGTCGTCCAAAATATATCTTCTTACGCCTTCTGTGTTCCAGAATTCCACCTTTGTAATAACTTTCTTTTCTCTACCTTCATATGCCTCAATTTCATATACACGAATGACAGCATCTAGTTTTGTATGCGCTACATCTTTCCAAAGCGGTATAATTTCCTCACTGGGAATTTTTTTGAATGACAAATTGCCTTCTTCATTGTAATAAACATGCAGCCACGCTTTACCTTTGTTTATCGCTTCTTTGCCAAGATTTTTGAGCGTTCGCAAAAAATCTTTGTTGAATATTTTGTCGAGATACTTCTGGTAAGTTTCGTTGCTCGTCCGAACAGTCATTGGCAGTCCAAATAAGTATCCCACCTTTTGGTTAACCAGTTTACGAACGAAGTTGTGAACCAGTTTATTGTTTGCAACATTGACCGCTTCAACCTGTTTGCCATCTTCGCCAATGACAGTCCGGACTCGATTAAGTATATCCGTTTCGCCGTTATAATACCGATGGCCAGTGAGCATCCATTGTCGCTCTTCAGAACCGAGCCATTCGGCTATCTCAGTTTCGATTATATCCTCTAACGTCATGGCTGATTTTGCGCCAAGTTCGATTATTCGCTTTATTTGTTCCATAAACGATATCAAGTACCATCACCTCTCAATCAAACGATATAGCCGGAGCGCGCATGTCATTTTCAAACCCATAGCGCGTTGCATCAATTGTGTGGTTGTTGACATCTTCAAGCTTGGGTTTTGGATTTCCATCCTGGTCGGTTTGGTAGTCAATGCTTTCAAACTCACGTGCAATGTTGGGCGTTCTCTGCGGATCTATCACAATTTCCTCAAGGTCGTCAAGCCATTTCTCACCGTATTCGACCGAACCAGGACCTTTTTTAGCTCCTCGTATTCGGATACCATATTGTTTTAACTCATCAATGGATTTCGGCTCCGCGCTATCGGCAATTATCAGCGTGTCGTTATACCCTCTCGCTTTAATCATTTCTGCCACTTCGCGATTCGACAGCTTCACGCCGTATATCTCATCAATAGCGTATATACGGCGACGGGTCTTATCATAATGCCACCTAACAAAAGCAAAAGGATCGACGCCATAACCCCAGTCGATCCCCTGCCTGATATTATCGAACCTTTTAAGCTCATCATCCGTGATTTTCCTGAACACAAGATTATTAAATGGAACGATGCCACTCCCTATCGGCTTGCCAAGGTATTCCCATTCGTACTTTTGTGGGTTTTTCTTTTTAACTTCTTCCGCTTCCGCGATGAACACTTTTGAAATATACGGATTATCCAGATAAGTCGAGTGATGCACATAAGTATTAGTCGGTAAAAACTGCGTCTCGTACTTTTGATTTACACACGATAACCGTCGTTTTGGCGGATTGTAACTGTAATAAAAAGCATAGTGTAAACCCTTAGGCAATTCGCCGCGCATGACCGTATTTTCGATAATTGATACTTCCTCTTCAGTCTTAAACTCGGCTAATTCTTCAATCCACAAGAATGCAACCGGAAATTTTGATACTTTTAGCGACTTGAGCTTCAGCGGATCATCGGCCCCACGGAAGATAATTTTATTGCCACGCGGGATATATATCAGCTGGAGGGGGCTTTTCATCACGCGCCAGTAGTCTTCAACATTCAACAGTGCAATTGCTTCCTTCAACTGCTCGAATACCGACTCCTCAAGCGTGCGTGCAACCTTCCGCACGCATAACGTTGTAACTGGATACTTCATCATGTCATATATAAGCCGTAAAGCAATGTGCGTGGATTTACCGGATCCGCGGCCACCTTTCAAAACATAGCGCAAATATTTTTTAGACCCCGCGGCACGCCAAAAATCATAAAACGCCGGCACTACAACTTGGGAAAGCCTAATCTGCTTCATCTGCGTCATCTTCATCACTGCCTATGTCATCAATAATCTGTACACCGACGTTGCCAGTTAGATTGACGTTTTCGGAAAACAGCATATATCGTTTACCTAAAAGTTCAGCTGCTTTCATTCTGTCCCTGGTGCTCGGTGCTTTCTTCTCTTTTACTGCGCCATATTCAGTAAACCCGACTACTTCTTCAACTTCTTGGCCTCGCATGACACGTGTGAGGAACTCCAGAACCTCATCTTGTGAGGCAATGCGTTCTTTATCTTTTTCCTTCAATCGTTGCTCAATATATTCCCTTACCGAGTAATTTGCGAGTAATTTTCTTGCATTTGCTTCAGCTACTCGTCTTGTAGTAGCTTTATAACCTGCATCAATATAGCTTTGTGTTGCATTCCCTGTTTCGATATAATAATCTGCAAATCTCTTTTGCTTCTCTGTGAGTTTTCTCTCCTTCACATCACCTCACCTACCTTAAAAATGTGCATGAAAAAAAAGCCCAAAGGCTTTATCTTCGACAACAAAGCCCGGCGGGGGTGACCGGGCTAAACAGATAAAATTTATATAATTCCACTTACATTATATCATACAAAAGTGTATCATTTAGTCTCATCTTTTTTTA